TGCCGATCCCGGACGCCGTTCGGAAGAAGGTCGCCGCCGCCATTCGCGAGGGGATCGCCGAAGCATTGAAGGAACTCGCCGCCGAACGATGACCGCCCTCGAACTACGCCGCACCGCGCAACGGATGTTCGAGCCCCCGCCGGAGATGCGGGTCTCGGATTGGGCGAACGAGTTCCGGCAACTCTCGCCGGAATCCTCGGCCGAGCCCGGGCGCTTCGACATGGACCGCGTGCCCTTCATGCGGGAAATCGTGGACTGCTACAACGACCCCGAGGTCGAGGAATGGATCGTGCAGAAGTCCTCGCAGGTCGCCTTTTCGGAGAACCTGAACAACGTCCTGGCCTACATCGCCGACCGGAACCCGGGGCCGACGATGCTCCTTCTCCCGACGCTCTCCTTCGCGAAGGACTACTCGAAGGACCGGATCGCCCCCATGATCCGGGACAATGCCTGTCTCTCGAGCAAGATGGACGAGAGAAGCCGGAAGGGTGACAACACGCTTTTGAGGAAGGTCTTCCCCGGCGGGTATTGGCAGCTCGTGGGCGCGAACTCCCCGTCGCAGCTTTCCTCCCGCCCGATCCGCGACCTGATGGTCGATGAATGGGATCGCCTTGCCCGCTCCTCCGGCGGGAAGGAGAAGGGCGAAGGTTCGCCCGACATGCTGGCCGAGGCGCGGCAAATCACCTTCTTCAACCGGAAGCGCCTCAAGGGAGGAACCCCGACCATCAAGGGCGCGAGCGCGACCGAGCGGGGATTCAAGACTGGGGATCAGCGGCACTATCACGTTCCCTGCCCGCGCTGCGACGTGCATATCCCGCTCTTGCGCGAACGCCTCGACATGGACCCGGCGAGCCCGAACTTCGGGGAATACTGCTGCCAGTCCTGCAACGGATGGATCCAGGAACACGAACGCTTCGACATGATCCGCGACGCTGAGGCCGGCGGCTCGGCCCGATGGGTTCCGCACGCCGAGAGCCCCGCGGGCGTTCGGTCCTACAAGATTTGGGCGGCCTACTCCCCCTTTATCGGCTGGCGCCGGATCGCTGAAAAGTGGAACGCGGCGAAGGGCGACCCCGAGGCCGAGCAGGTGATCTTTAACACGCTCTTCGGCGAGACGTACGAATACGCCTCGGTCGAGCTCGATCACGAGACGCTCTTCAAGCAGCGCGAGGACTACGACGGCCAGCGGCTCCCGAACGGGGTCGAGGTCGTGACGGTCGGGGTCGATACCCAAGATGACCGCTTCGAGCTTGAGGCCGTGGGATGGGGGCTGAACGAGGAATCCTGGTCGATTGAGTTCGCCACCATCGACGGCGACCCGGCCGAGGAATCGACCCGCGAAGCCCTCGACCGCTACCTCGCCGAGACGGTCTTCACCCGCGAGGACGGGAAGACGCTCACGGTTTCCGCGGCCTTCATCGACTCGGGCGGTCACCGCACGGATTCGGTGTACGACTTCACCCGCGGGAAGCAGTTCCGCCACATCTACGCTTGCAAGGGTTCGAGCGTCGTCGGGCAACCGGTTTTCGCGAAGTGGTCGAAGCACAAAAAAGCCAAGATCCGGCTGGCCATCGTCGGCACCGACACCGCGAAGGAGGCGATCTATTCCCGGCTGGCGAAGGGAGCCGAGACCCGGGCCCGGATGCACTTTCCGCTCACCTACTCCCGCGAGTATTTCTCCGGCCTGACTTCCGAGGAGAAGGTCGTCACCTGGAAGAGCGGGACGCCTCGGGTCGAATGGAAGAAGCGGAAGGGCATCGACAAGGCTCGCAACGAGCCGCTCGACGTCCGCGTCTATGCGCTCGCCGCCCTCCGATCGCTGCCGATGGCCTCCCGGAAGCTGAGAACCGGCCGCGCCTACCAGCTCAAGCGGCCGGTGAAGCAAGCGGCACCGTCGCAATCCGCGCCCGAGCCGGAAGCCCCGCCGAAGCCCGCGGCACCGGAGACCCCGAAGCCGCCGCCCCGCAAGTCACCGGCATTCCGGCGGAACCGTCGGGGCGGGGGCTGGCAGATTTGAGCCGCGACAGGGTTCCCCGTGGCAGCCGAATACCAGCTAACCGCCGGGGACACCCTTGAATTCGACTTCGCGTTCGCCGATTACCCCGCGCCGACGTGGACCGCGACCGTGCATCTCCGGTGCGGGTCGTCGAAGTTCACGAAGGTTCTCACGGCCAGCGGGACGAGCCATGTCGGCACCGTGCTGCCCGCGGTCACCGCGGACTATCCGCCCGGCCTTTATGACCTGACGGTGACCGTGACCGATGGCACCGACCGCGCCGTCGCCAAGGAATCGCAGCTCGCCATCAAGCCCGATCCCGCCGCGGCCAGCATCGCCGCGACCGCGCTCGAGACCGAGCTTGCGGCCGTGAACGCCGCGATCACCGCCATTCTGGCCGGCGAGGGCGTCGCGAGCTACACGATCCAGACCCAGGCGGGCAGCCGGCAGATTCAGCGGATGAGCCTCGCCGACCTCCGCGAGCATCGCCGGTATCTCGAAGGCAAGATCGACTCCGAGCGGAAGGCGCTCGGGCTGAAGCCGAAAAATGAACGATGGAAGCGGATCGGCGTTTCCTTCCCCTGATCCTCATGAACCTGCCCGCTCTCTTCCGCCGTTCCCAGCCGGCCCCCGTCGCCCTCGCCGAGCCGGTTGTTCGTCTGACCCGCGCCGACATCCCCCCGCGCCGATTCGACGAGGCCGCCGCCGATGCTGCCCGCTCGGCATCCCGCCCCGGGAAGGCCGGCCGCCGGTTCTACTCGGCCGCATCCACCGCCGGCTTCCTCTCGTGGGACACGACGACCGTCTCGGCCGACGGGGCGCTCTTCTTCAACCTGAACGTGATCAAGGCGCGCGCCCGTGATCTCGCCCGGAATAACGATTACGCCCGCCATTTCCTGCGGCTGCTCGAGTCGAACGTGATCGGGCCGAACGGCATCACGTTCCAATCGCGCCGATACCAGGGCGACTCGCTCGACCGCCCGTTCAACCTGCAGCTCGAAGGCCACTGGAAGACCGCCGGCAAGCTTAAGCACGCGCCGACCGTCTGCGGTCGAATGACCCGCCGGGAGTCCTCGGCGCTCTGGCTCCGCACGCTGGCAACCGACGGCGAGGTCTTGGAAATCTTCCACCCCGGCCACGGCAACCGCTACCGGTTCGCGACTCAGATCGTCGACTCGGCGCTGATCGACTGGCAGAAGAACGAGCTCTTGCCGAACGGGAACCGGATCAAGATGGGCGTCGAGCTTGACCAGTACGACAAGCCGGTTGCCTTCTGGCTGCTGAATCACCACCCGAGCGACTACCTCTTCGCGACGCTCCCCAACAAGCCGACCCATCAGCGGGTTCCGGCCGACCGCGCTCGCCTTTCCTTCCTGCAGGAGTTTCCGGGGCAAACCCGCGGGGTCTCTTGGCTCGCGTCCCCGGCGATCCGGGCTCAGATGCTTCAGAAGTTCGAAGAGGCCGTGATCGTGACCAGCCGGGCCGCAGCTTCAAAGGGCGGCTTCTACGAGGTCTCGGAGGACTTCGAGGGAACGATCCCCGGCGAAGACGACGAAGGCGCGACCGCATCCGACATGGTTCGGAAGCAGGTCGAGCCGGGGGAATGGGAGTTCCTCCCGCGGGGCGTGACTGCCAAGCCCTACGACCCGCAGTTCCCGCCGCAAGGGCTCGACACAATGGCGAAGGTCATGCTTCGCGGCCTCGCCTCCGGTCTCGGCGGCAGCTACGTGCACATGGCGAACAACCTCGAGGGCGTGAACTATTCCTCGATCCGCTCGGGTGACCTCGAGCAACGGGGCATTTACCGAGGCCTCCAAGCCTTCGTGATCGACCACCACGAAGAGCCGATTTTCAACGAGTGGGCGAAGATCCTCCGGCTGAACCCCGAGACCCCCATCGACGGCCGCAAGCTCGACACCTGCCTCGACCGCGACGAGTATCGCTTCACCGCTCGCGGCTGGGATTGGGTCGATCCGCTCAAGGAAGTTCAAGCCCACAAAGAGGCGATCAAGCTCCGGCTCGCAACCCGCGGCGACGTCGTCCGGATGACCACCGGCGAGGACTTCGAGGAACTGCTCGATCGCTCCCAAGAGGAAGAGGCCATGATGAAGGCTCGCGGCATGGATCCGCGGATTGACGTCGCGATTCAGGCCGTCGACGGGAAGGAGCCGGCGAGCCCCGCGGCCGACGCGCCCGAGGCCGACGACGAAGAGCCCGAGGGCGAGGAGTGATTTCCGGGAGAGCGGACAGGGCCAACTTGGGACAGCGCCCCTCCGCTCACGACGCCCGCCGGCCGTGGGCTGCTGGTTGTTCGGGGCCGGCGGGCGGCACTTTCCGCGAGAGCCGCGACAGGGTCGCCCGTGAGTTATCAACTTCTGATTGTCGCGGGAGCTGCCCTTTCGGCCGGCGTTATTGTCGGATTCCTGCTTGGATCGTGGATTGGAGTGAAGGCGGGTCTGCATCACGCAATCAAGGAAGTGGATGACGCGATGAAGCGCGGCGGGCTCCGTCGCTGAGAGCCGCGACAGGGCGAGCATGCCCGAGCGAACAGAAATCATCCGGGGGGTCTCTTACCTCGCGGAGCTGGCGGTCACGACGCCGACCGGTGATCCTGACGACCTGACCGGATTTGAGTTTCGGGCTGAGGTCCGTATGCCGGGAGGCTCCCTTGTGGCAAATCTATCGGACAGAATCAGCCTCAAGCCGGGATCTTCCGATAAGGTGCTGATCGCGCTGACTGACGAGCAGTCGTGGGCGCTGACCGAGGGGTCATTCATCTGGGACGTTCTCGCGGATCGGCCTGACGGCGGGGTCGACATCATCGTTCCGACCGAGCCGTTCATCGTCAGCACCCCAGCAACCCGGCCAGCATGAGCGCCCGAACGATCATCAGAACTGTCGTTACGCCGAGAACCGTAACCCGCCGCGTTGGCCCTGCGGGGGCCGATGCCGAAGGCGGCGGGGTCTCATCCTTTACGGATCTCACCGACAAAGCGTCGGCCGATCTCCCGGCGATCAACCTCCCGCTGGCGACCGCGCTGGGAGCCCTTTCCGCGCAGCTTTCCGGCAAGGCCCCGGCCACCGGGATCTCGCCCGCGGCAATCAGCGGCACGGCCGTCATCACGACGGACCCGCGGCTGTCCGACGCCCGGACTCCAACCGCCCACACGCACCCGGCCTCGGAAATCAGCGACGCGACCGCGACCGGCCGCTCGATCCTGACGGCCGCAAACCAGGCCGCGGCGCGATCGGCGGGCCTGGGCTCCGGCGCGACCGGCGACGCGCTCTTCACGGCGGCGACACCGGCGGCGGCGCGAACAACGCTTGAGATTCTGACCAGCACCGTGCCGACAGATTCAACGGCTGCTGTAGGAGCTGGCTGGGTTGCTACTGGCGCAAGCGTTGCACTGACTACCGGAACATGGAGGGTGCAGGCTTATTGGCACGGATCAAATGTAAGTGCTTCAGCAAGCAACGTCCGGCTCGCCGCTTCGGCGAACTGGACTGACACCAACGGTCGCCGAATTGCGACGTTCACTGGATCAGCCGCAGTTGCAGGCCTGACTTACGTGACAGGCGGCACTTCGTCTGCCGCTAACTTCGGCACCGGCGGGCAGCTTGCCGGAGAATTGATTGCCATCGTCAAGATGACCGGCAGCGGAACGCTCTCAATGGAAATGACCAATACGGCAGCTACCGGAACCGTCACTTGTTTTGCTGGCTCCCACATCATCGCAACCAAGCTCTGACCCATGCCCCTCATTCAATCCAAATCCGCCGCCGCTGCGGCCTCAATCCTCGCCCGCGTGCAGCAGCTTGCCGGGAACTACCAAGCCGCGGCCGGGCACCTCAACGCGGTCGTTCACGACGTGCTGGCGCTCGATGACGCCGACCTCGCCGCGTTCTGTAACGACCTTGGGCCGCAGGGTCTCCACGATCTGACCAGCCTCCATCTTCTTCACGGCACCTCCATCACCCAGCTCTCGCAGGAGGCATCCGACATCCTCGGCGACTCGGGCGTCGCGTGGCCGGCCTCTACTGTCGATACCCGCCCCCTCGGCGAAAAGCTCGCCGAGCAGGGCCGCGAGCTTCGCCTGACGGATGGCGTGTTCTCCGTCGTGCCGATCGCAGCGGCTGCCTGATTCCATTCTCGGACGGCGAGAGCCGCGACAGGCCCGCCATGCCTGACACCATCGACCGGCCGGAAGGCCTCATGCACCGCAGTTTCTCCGGCGAGTTCTCGCGCATCCGCGCTGAAGGCGAAGGAGAGGATTCCGCCGCCCGGTATGAATTCATCGCCTCGACCGACGGCGAGGTCGAAATCTGGCGCGCGACTTTCGAAGTCCTCGACCACTCGCCGAAAGCCGTCCGCATGGACTGGTTCAAGTCGGGCAACGCGCCGGTCTTGTGGATGCACGACCGGGCCGACATGCGCGGCGTCGTCGAATCCGCGAAGCTCGAAGGCGGCAAGCTCAAGGTGACCGTCCGCGTGTCCGCGAGCCAGACCGACCTGATCCGCGACCTCGACGACAAGATCGTTCGCAACGTGTCGATCGGCTACCGGATCCACGCCGAGGAAGCCCCGAAGCGCGAAGTCGATCCCGAGTCGGGAGTCGTCACGAAGACGACCTTCCGCGTCACCGATTGGGAGCCTCAAGAGGTCTCCTTCGTGACCATCCCGGCCGACAAGAACGCCGGCTTCCGTTCGGAAATCGAGGCGCTCGTCAAGAGCCGCGTCAGGGCTTTCGAAGTTCA